TGCTGCGCCGCCGCCGAAGACCTGAAAAGCAGAGACATCAACAGTGCTGAAAATCAATAGAAATATTACAAGCAATGATTTCATGGTCAATCCCTCCCTATGCATGTCAGGGTGACTGTCGGGGCTGTGCCGCCTGTCAATGTGATCAGATTGCCCCTGATTTTCTTGACGGGGTGTTCAACGATCACAAAACTGCCTATACCAGCAGCAAGCTGGCCTGCCGACATTGTGAATTCAGCCATGCCTGTCGGGTCATAGATGGATGTATTGTGATTTCCTTCAACCCTGACAACGACAGCAGTCGGCCCCCCTGTGATTTCCACATCACAAAGCCATGATTTATAGGCTTGCTTGACCACTTTTGCAGATTCTGCACCCGTCGAAGTGACAACATTAAGCAGAACATATTCTTCATTCAGACCAGCATGTGCCACTGAAGACATCAGCACCATAATTGACAACAATATAAAACCAGCCAGCATTTTTTTCATTTCATCCCCCTTTTAATCTTCATTTTCTTTCATTTCTTCAAGTATTTCGATGATTGTTGCCCTGATTTTGTCATCCTGACCTGCATCCGGGTTGCCAGTAAACCCTTTACTCCACGGCGGTATTGACATGCCGTCAATTTCTCTCTTCAGTGTTGCCTTGTTTGCTTCTGCATCAGTACCGTTGTAATTCCTTGATTCGATGCTGGTTGTCGTCACACCTGCTTCAAGATTGTCCTTTCTGGCCTTTGCTGTCCTTCCGGGGTCGATATCTGGTGCAGGTGGACCGACCCACATGCTATTCAACCACGCAGCGCGAAGACGTGGGTCACTCCATCCAGGTGCAGCAACACGTCCTGCCGCAATCTCTTCTGAAAGCCACATTTCAACCGTCGGGTTCAGATAATCTGCAGCCATTTCGTCACGCCATATCTGCGCAACTCGCCAAAACAACAGCAATGCCCCACGGCTTGCAGAAAAGTTCGAACTGAACTTCATCAGAAGAACTTCAATCGGCATACTTCTCGCGCTTGCAAGATAAGATGTGAAGAAATCAACGAATCGATCAACACCTGTCGTCGGTGCTGTATTATTGACCATTTCAAGACTTTGACCTTTCGGTAGATTCGCAATGAACACGCCGGGCTTGTCGATTGTTGCTTCCGGGATATCGTAACAGGAAAGGGGTTCAAGGCCGACTGCCGGTACATCTGTGCCGCTTGTATCAGCCGGGGCCGAACCGAATGATTCACCTGCAGGCCCTGCACCGCCCCTTGTCTGCAAGGTCTGCAATATATTGTGCGCGTCTTCATCTTTTGAGGGCTTGACAAAACCCCAGATGCTTGATTGAATTATCGCTTTTTGAATTTCTGCAAGCGTCAGGTCAGTGATTTTCTGGAATTCCTGAACATCGTTGCCCAATCTTGAAAGGCCACGGCCCTGACCGGCGTATTCAGGCATGAACCCGTGAAGCATAAAAATTCTGCCGGTCGATGATTTTGCAGCAATCGTTTCAGTTCTATAGTGACCCTTTGCATCACGCAGCCACACATTGTATGATTTTTCACGGCCCCTACTGTCCCTATTGATGCCGTCTTGATTTGATTGAAAACCGCTTGTACTGGTGAAGGCATCGCCCCGAATCTGATCAGGGTCAATGAATTCAAATTGCACCGGGTTCAAAAGGTCTTCATCACCTGCATAAAACAACCGCGAAAAAATGTCATTGTCTCTGTGTTGAAAAACCTGATAAAGACGCTGCGATTGATACCATGTCATTGTGCCCGATCTGTGCTGCTTTTTACTCTTTGCCCACGCATCGAAACGCGGCTTCACTTCCCTTGCCCACTGTTCGGCCTCTTCTGGCGTGATGCCCAGTGTCAGCGCGTTCGGCATCGGTTCCCAGCGCAGACCGATATCTGCAACAGTGTCTGCCATTCGCGTGACAAGACTTTTCGCCTGCGGCGTCTGGTGATATGCAACCCGCCCGTTTCTTCTTAATAACGTATGATTGAAAGTGATAGTGCTGCCCGAACCTGAAATGCCGTTCGGTGTCTTGGAACCGTCAGAACCGCCCCTTGATGAAACCATTGACCCGCCGTGAAATGCGCCATATTTACCTGAATTATTGATTGTTTCAGGCTTCATGACATCGACTATTGTTTTCGCAAGTTTATCAAGCATTTATGCTTTACCCTGTGCTTTTTCGATCGCTTTTGTCATGCTCTTTTGAAAACGATCTTCCATTTTTTTATATAGCGCATCTTCATCGACTTCAATATTCGTTTTGATTGAATAAACCGGGATGCCAAGAATTTTGATTGTTGTTGTGGATATATTTGCAGATATGACTTTTTTATTTTCTTCGCTCATTAGTGACGCCTCCGCATATTTGTTGTCATGACACCTGTTCCCCTTAATTCACCGCTTAACCTATTAATGCGTGACTGAAGAAAGCCGATGCCTTTTTCAAGCTTATCGATTGAAAGCATCTTCGCCTGCTGCGATCCTTCACCAGAATCGAACCTATATGAATCAAGCCCGCCGTCAAGCGCAGAATTAAGCGCAGTTTCGTATTTTGCAAGCCTTGCAACATGTTTTGCAAGTTCTGCCTCTTTTTCTCTTCTGACTGTTGATGATAAACATGACATGATTTTTAAATTCTATTATCCGAGCATAAAGTTGTCAATGATAATTTTATCATGACATTTCTTTCGATAAATTATCGACCATTCCCATCAATGGACCGACATCAGGTTTCATGATGAAAGGGATGCCCATATCACATGAAGCACTTCTGATGCCTTCATTTCCAGACATCATGATCACTTCAAAACCTTGTTTCTTTAAATTCGAAGCAATATGAAGACCATTGTCACCTTCACCCAGATCATGATCAGAAATAGTCAGATCAGGTTGCAGGTTTTCAGCGAATGACTGGGCACCTTGACCGCTGGGATATGTAAAAACAACGTGACCTTTTCTAGTCAGTAATAGTTTGAGACTTTCCCTGATGCCTTTTTCATCTTCAATAACTAAAATTTTCATGATCTTTCCCCCGTTATCTTATATTTGAATTGCCAGCAGCCCATTGATGAAGGACACCAGCAATTTTTTGTTTTTTCTGTCATCTGATATTCACAGTTTGAACAACATCGTTTGACAATAATGAACCCGCCATCAACTTCTGCAGCCACAGCATTCAATTCATCACTTAAAAAATCTATCCAGGCAGCCTGTTCTGTTTTTCTGGGTTCCATTGATTGACCTTTGTCTTCTTAATTTTGGTTTCAATTTAGGTAAAGTATAGCAGATAAAATGCATTATGATACTACAGGGCATTTCTTTTGACTTGCAGGCCCCTTCAGCTGTTTTCAGTTTGCAAACATCCATGATATCACCCAGAATTATTTACCTGATCTTTTATTCCTGAAGCGGCGCTCAAAATAACTTCATTGTTAAGCTCAACACCAACGACTTGGAGGTTATCATCTTTAAAAATAATTTGGTGCGTTTCTATGGAAATTTCGGTGACTCCGAGGTCCTTAACTTTTATAGTGGTGCATTTCTTCCCCATTTTTGGGTAATATTCATAAATCATACAAAAATTACCATACATAATATTATTTAGGGCACAGTAAGCCCCAATAACGTGTTCGGGCACTCTGTTTAAGGATATTTCTTCAGGTATGCAAACAGTCGGACCCATAGACGGTGTTCTCATTACAGGCTTTCCGTCAGCACAATATGTGCCCTGCACATGTGTGAATGTAGGAAGAGGATGTTTTTTTATAAAATCTAGTTTCCATTGTTCCATTTGATATTTCCTAAGTTAATTAGCAGTTCATAACAAATCGACAAGCGTTATAATTCAAGCTCACATTGCTTTTTCATTGTCATCTGTGATTCAAGCCGGTCAAGAATCCATTTCTTATTGATCACAACCATTTCAATAGGTGACGCCCCTAGCTGCTTCGCAAGCTGCTTTTCTTCATCGACCAGTGCATCAAGATATGCATCGGCAGCACATGCAGCCATGACCCTGTTGTCAAGGGCTTCATTCCTTCTGCCCCCAGCTTCAAATGAACCGTCTGACAGACGTTCTTCTGCTGTCAGCATCTTGAAAAATTTATCACTTCTGTCTGCGGGAAAGTCGCAGAAACCAGGCCGCTGCGGTTCGGTCAATTGACGTTGAATTGTCAGGTGATTATATATTCTTTGCTTGTATAATTGCGTTGATATTTCATAGATTATCTGGCTTCCAGAAGATTTCACGCTTGTAGCACGATATCGACGCAGATTGCCCATGCTGTTTGATTGTTTCTTTTCGCCTTTTCTATTCTGTATTACTCCGAAACCCTTTGATGGATACGTATTCTGCCACCTGTCGCAGAAAATATAAACAGCATGCAAATATTCATGAACACCGAGCCCGCAATCTATGAAAACAAGTTTCGCATCAAATTGCATGCCGTCTTTTCTGTAAAATGTCAATCCACCTTCAGTTGCCCAACTGTTCAAATCTTCCCATGCACCGGCATATGGGTCAGTCACTTCACCTGCAAAAACCTTGTAAAATATCGACCATGTTCTATATCCTGACCCAGTGCCAAGAACTTCAAGTTCCAGTCTGGCAGGGTTGTTTTCATCTGTTTTCGAACCTTTCTGAACATCAATGCCGACCGTCAAATATAGAACACCTTCAGGCACATCACCTTCCTGGTAGCTGCCCCGCAATTCAAGAATTTTTTCAAGCTTCGGCCTGCTCCCGGATTCTTTGAAGGGAAGGCCCAGAACAAGATTTCTTGCAGCCTGTGCCTTTTGCGGGTCTTTATTTCCCTTGTCAAATTTTCTGACTGCATCAACCCATGAAAGCATACCCACGGGCGAATACAATGCGCTGATTTGGTATGATCTCAATTGCGGGTCAGAACTGATCGCTGTCGGTTCCCAGTGACCATTCAGCAACATGTCGGTTTTGTGATGATTGAAAAAGGCTTCATGACAATGGTCGCACAAATAATATGCAGACTTCAATATCCCAGCTTCATATTCACCTTTCAGGCCTGACCGTGATTCTGGTGAACCCATTTCAAGGGTCTGATCTTTTTTGCAATATGGACACGGCAGCAGAAATCTGCGCTGATCGCCGTCTTCATATCCGCGATTGATAGTTGACCGCTGATATGTTGTAGGCGTGGAAATATCGAGAATTTTTTTCCTATTATCCCAGGCATCAGTTCTTGCCAGCGAAACTTCAATCCAGTTACCTTCACCAGTTCGAAGTTCTGCCGGGGCCCCGTCAACTTCATCGCGAATCAATATGCGCACAGAATTCGTTCGCATTTTACCAGCTGATTGAGCAGATGACATAATCAAAAAACCGCCGATGAAATCTTTACTGGTTGTTTTGTCGCCGGTCCTTCTGGTTTTTGTGTTTTCTGTCTGTGCAAAAATCTTATGCCTGAAACCGCAAGAATCGATCGCAGGTTCCAGCCTTTTCGATGTCCATTCTTCAAGCAAACTATCTGTCGCTGACATGAAC